TCTGTGGGTCACTCTGTGGGTCACTTGTAAAATCGTTACCTTTGTATGTTGTTGATAATGTATTACTTACACTTTGTTTTTGTGGGTTACTTTTTGCATTCAAATTGTTATACGAAAAGTTACCAACTTCTGTTTCGTCTACATTTTCAACAGATTGGTATTTGTCATAGTTTATGATGGTTATAGTGTTAATTATTCGTGTCTTTTTTATAACTATCATTCCACTATCTACAAATTCTTGTAGTCTTTTTCTCACAGTCAATTTTGAATACTTCCAACGCTTACAAAGCTCTGCTATAGACATCGCTATTTCACCACGATTAATAACTACTTTATTACCTCTTATATAAATTACATTTCCATCTTTCCACTCTGCAAGAAGAAGCAAATCAAGCCAGCATTGAATTCTTGTAAATTTCTCGCCAAAATAACCCTCCATGTCGATAATTTTTCGGTCTATTTTAATCCATCCACTTGTCATATTAATAAGGTTCTTTTGTTAATTCAATATTTAACTTATTATCAGCAATATATACAACCTTGCCTGTAGCTTTAGTTATACATTGCTTAAACTCGTCTGCACGGCTATTATTTGAGCTTAAATGAAGTAAAACTATCTCCTTTGTTTGGCTCAAATCGCTCTCCATTAAAACACGCTTACAAGTACTTAACTCCATGTGACTAATCGCTAATCGATTACCCATTTCAGCGTGAACAACTCCACTTTCAATGTTATAATTTAAGACGTCACTTGAATAGTTACATTCTATCATTATATGGTCTAATTGTGGTAGCTCATCTTCTATATCTGCGGTGTCTGTGGCGAAAAGCAAACGCCCCATTTCTGTATGTTCAATAATAAAGCCAACGCATGGTACATCGTGGTTCATTTGCAATACAAATATTTTAAAATCCCCAACGATATACCCGTGCATCGGTTCAATAACTTTGCAGAAAGGCTTGTTTTTTAAGCTCTGTGACGCAAAAACATCTTCGATTGATAAAACCCTAACACCATACTTTAAAAAGCTTTGGAGAGCCTTTGCATGGTCTTGGTGTCTATGAGAAACTAAACAGCAAATAACATCTTTAAAGCTAAAATTCAACGCTTCTTGAATTTGCTTAAACATTATGCCACACTCTATGATTAGTTTTTTGCCGTTATTAGCTTCCAAGATGTAGCAATTTCCTTTACTACCTGAACTTAGACATTTTAGTTTCATGCTTTAGCTCTCCATCTGTTTTAATTAGTATTGTGGTTGTTCTTCTTCTGTAGCTGGAGCTTCGGTTTTAATCTCGCCTGTCTCCGTGTCTACTTTCTCATATTGAGTTTCATCAAGCATGATAGGCTTTCTTTCTTCTGCTTGAACAGTGATAATTTGCTGTTGTGGCGTATCTGTATTATCTTTAGAAATTGCATCTTGCATTTCAACAGATAGATAGCCATATTTAGAAAGTAAGCGTCTTACAACGGTTTTCAAACCCATATCGTTGAAATTGCCCTCCCAACCTACTTTTGTACTCGCTTGGTTGGTTTGTGCAGCCTTAATCAAATCTTCCACTTGTGGCTTGTTTTTGCCTTTGAATGATGGAGAATAACGCAAAGCGTAGTTTGCCATGTCTTCAACACTCACATAAAGGGTTTTTGAAAAGCCGTTGAGCAACTCAAAATAGCAGAAATAACCCACAATTTTGTCTGATTTCTTTTCACCATCGAAAGCAATTTCACCTGTAAGCTTGTTCACTTTGCGAAGTTCACCCTCATAGACAAAGTCTGCATTGATAGTCTTATATTGACCTGTACGCATTGCAAGCTGGATATAGCCTTTATAACCTGGAATAAAGGTAGGTGTTGGGACTTTAGTCCAAGTTCCATCAGGGTTCTTTACATTATTATTAAAGACGATGATGTAAGAAAAACCCAATGCTTTGTTTAGTGGTAGTCGCAAAGTAGCAGCTCTTAAAGCTTCTGCCACAATTAATGATGGTTGACAAGCTTGTAACGACTTATCACCTGTATAAAGGTCAATTAAAGACGCCACGAAAGCGTCTTTATGTTCACCTAAAGCATTACCAAATTGAGATTGCACAGATGGTGCATTGATAACCGACTTAAGTATGTCTATTGGTCGGTCTTGTTTTGCTGTTAATTCTGTTGACATAGTTGTATTATTTAACTGTTATTGTTTCATTTTCGCTCACATATAAGCGGATTTGCTGACCTTGTGTAGGGATGATATTTTGCACGCTTTCGCAATTATCGATGAAGATTGGAGCACAGATATTTTTGCTTTTGCAAATGGTATTGATAATATCAAGTCCAACTGTATAAGTAGCAGCTTTGTTTAGCATGTTATATGGAACACCATCTAAAACAGCTTCGCAAGTTTCATATTCACCGCCATTGATTTGGGTTTCAAACATCTTAAACTTGACATGCTCAAACATGCTATTTATTTTCTCCTCCACTGCTTCAACTCTTGCTTTTGAGAATTTTTGAATTGTGAACTCGATGCCCTCGAGTTGAGCAAGCTCTTCTGCTTGGTTTTGCATCATCGTTTCAAGTTCTGAAATGCGTTTATTACAAGCATCGATAGTTTCTTTTGTGCGAAGAGTGAAAGTGATAGTTTGAATGTCTTTGCTTAGTTCATCTTTACGTTGTCTTAGCTCTATATCGCTCGTTGTCTTCACCTCACTATTAGCTTCATCTTGCAACTTAATAATCTTGTTTTGCAACTCGATATATTTTGCATCTGACTTGATTGTATCTGAATTATCAGGCATCAAAATTTCTTCTTTCAATATTGGGTTTGCTTGTTTTTCTTCGATACTTGCAATAGTATTTTGAAGTTCATCATTTAGCTTTGCAATTTCGTTTTGCAAACCCTCCATTGTCGTTTTATTATTTAAGCCTGCCTTATTATTTTCTGCAAGATGCTTAGCTTTATTCTCGTTAAAGCGTTCGGTTAATTCTGTTTGCTTTGCTTGAATTTCTTCCACTTCAAAGTGTCTATGGCAAGTAGGACAAACGAATTCATCCTCGCTAAAACTTATCTTTTGAGCGTTGATTTCTTTCCACTCGTTAATAAGTTTCTCACGCTTATCTTTACAGAGAGCTATCATTTCTTCTTTTGCTTTGATTAGAGTGCTTAACTCTCTCTTTCTTGCTTCTAGCTTAGCAAGTTCATCAATGAATTGTTGCTTTGCTTCTTTTCTTGAATGATAAGCTCGCAAATCTGCACTTTGTAACTCCATTTCATAGTTATAGAGTTCTGTTTTTACAGCATTCATTTCTTTTACCTTTTGCAAACGCTCTTGCTGGCTAGCTTCATAAGCTTTTGAAATGTCTAAAAGCTGACTTTCAATAGCTTTTAACTCGCTTTCTTTTGATGCTTTTTCTTCTTCGAGTTCAGCCCAATTTCTATTCTCGGGCATGTCTCTCATACGTTCATCAATGCGTTCAGGAATAGAATCTAACTCGCTTTTAATTCTGCGTTTCTTCGATGAAATTTCTTTCTTGTATTCCTCCATCTTTTTGCCTGTTAGATTTTTAAGCAAGATTTCAAAGTCCTTATTGCCCTTTGCCACATCCTCATCAGATATTTTACCTGCCATATCGAAGAGCATTGCTCGCTGAACTTCCATTTTTTGAGAAGTGAAATGAAAAGGATTGGTAATGAACTTGAATATTTGCTCGGGGCAAATTGCATCGATAGCATCGTTCCACTCTTTTACGCTCATTGGAACATCGTTATAATAGCGTTCTTCTTCATTTCCTGTGAAAACTTCCTCCGATGTACCACGTTTTCTAACCCATTTCTCATTGAGTTTGCGAACAAGTGTAATTTCTTCACCATCAACAACCAAAACACCTCTAACTTCGTGTGCTATTTTTGGTATGATAACACCATTTTGGTCGTAAGTTTTAACATCAAAAACTTTGCGACTATTACTGTCTTTTCCAAAAAGAAGCCAAGTAAACGCATCGAAAATGGTTGTTTTACCAATTCCGTTTTTGCCTAAAATACTACTGCAAACATCGTTAAAATCGATAGTGAGCTGTCTAATTCCCTTGAAGTTTACAAGGGATAAGCTCTTTAATAAAATTGTTTTCATTTCTTTATATTGTTTTTTTATCCAACTTTCATAATTTCTAATACTTTGCTTATGTTGAAGACCAATTTACGACCATCTCGATGTGTCGCTTTGTCAAATCTTCCACTTTTAATCTTTCTATTTGCTGTTGGAATTGAGCAATTTAGAAGTTGTGCAAAGCCTGCAACGCCATAAACAAATTGAGGTTCTTTTTGCTTGGTGTCGCTTTCAAATAAAGAACTTTTAGATGCATTTATTAGCACCTCCAAGAACTCACCAACTGTCATGTCGATAATTCTTTTATTCAAAGTTTCTTTTGTCTTTTCTGCTTCTTCGAGCAACGCTCTTGACATCATAATTAATCCTCCTTAATTAATTGTTCAAACTCGGGTAATTTGCCGTTTTTTGACCACTTTAAGAATAGCTTTGTATAAGCAAAAGCAGCGCAAAAACCTATCACTTTCGATGTAATTAATGTCACCCACCAATTCTCATTTGAATGTGGTACTGACAAAATTCCTACGATTGCAACAAAAGCGATAATCATTAATGTTTGGTATCGCCAATTCTTTAATAATGCTATCATTTTATAGTTGATTTGTTTGTTTTTATTTCATTTACTCGGTGAAAAGATGTAGTGTTATAAAGATTAAAAGAAATAAGCACCATCTTCACAGACAGTGCTTATTGCCAATGTTACGCTAAACATTTAGTCTTTAACTTAAACCATAAATAAATATTAACCTATGTATCATCTTTCTCCGTTGAGTGGCTACTGCTGGAGTCGAACCAACACAAAATACCGATGTAGCCTCATCTAGCCGACGTTGAGAACGTTTAGGTGGTTATTGCCTGTAGCCTATTAACATCACTTCTTGCTATATATTGGTTGAGGTGTTTAAACAGCCTTGCAAGTTCGGTGCTCCTAGATTTTTTTTGTTTTTTGCTTAATCTTTTGTAGTGAGATTGTACACTTTTACCAATTCAGTTTCAACTCCATTGTATTTTTTGAGAGCTGTTTGCCTTATCATTTCTGATAAATCAGAGTTCACTGTTCGAAAGGCTAACGCATCATAAATACACTTCGGTTTTATCTTAAATTCAACAGACAATTTCAATAAATCATCTCTTGATATTTTTATTATTGGTATTTTTCTTGTAATTCTCATTTCTATGTACTATATTTGCAATTGTATTTGTTACGAAGTGTTTCGTATTTGATTATGCTTGCAAAGATAAAGCAAAATGATTAATCTACAAAACAAAAATCAAGCAAAATGGTTGATTTTAACTTTTATTAAATAATAAATTATGGCAAAATTAGAAGATGATTTGCGTAAATTCTTTGATAGTCAAAAGATTACACAAAAAGATATAGCAAATAAGCTAGGCGTTTCCACTGCTTATATTAATTCATTATTTAAGGGTAAAAGAGCTTTTGGAAAGGAACAAGCGGAAATTTGGGCTAATCATTTTGGTTTATCGCCTGCATGGCTCTTAACGGGCGAGGGCGAAATGCTCAAAACCGACACACAAAATGACCAAATAAAGGAAATACCACTTGAGGAGGCTCATAATTATCCCGATGGGTCGCTGATTCCTTATTTTGGAGAAACGCAAACCAAAGGAGGATTAGACAACTATCAAATACCAACAGATATAGTTGAATATCCAACATCAATGATAAAAGCTGGTGATATTTTTATCAAAGCAACATCAGCTATTAAGCATATAGGTGAAAGCATGGCAGAATATCCATCAGGATGTGTTTTATTTTGCCGTCAGGTTGAAGATATGTCACTACTTGTAAATGGTTCAATCTATGTCATTGAAACAAGCGAATATCGAGTTACAAAGAAAATACACAACCTAAAAGATGCGATTAGAGCTTACTCAACTAACACTGAAACATATCCAGATGGAGCACTCGTTTACGCACCTTTCGACATTCCAAAATCAAAAATAATGAGAATGCACAAAGTTTTAGGTTATTCGTGCAAAGTGGAATAAAAAAAAATAACTCAAGCATAAAAACAAGAATTAAATACTACTTAAAATGAATACAGAAGAAACCTTAGCGAATATTGCCCTCAGGATAGAAAAAATGAGAAATGAAATAAAAAAGTATAAAGATAAATATTCTATTCCTGAAAATGTTGATGCAGAGAAAGAAGACGACAAAGGAGAAGAACTCAAACCCACCATTGAAATATCCCTAGATGATTTTTATCATGGAGGAACGACAGAAGAATTTCAGCGTAAATTTGAAGAAGTTCAAGCAAGAAATAAAGAGTGGGAAGAACAATTTTCAGCCGTTATGAACCATCAAGGTAAAGGCATTGCGCTTGAAAAAGAAAAAGACATAGACGGAGCAATCTCTGAATATAAGCAAGCTATCGCTAATGGTGAAAAAGCTACACTTTTATCTTTAAACAACTATTTATATAGTGTAGAGCGATTAATGGTGTTATATCGAAAGATTAAAGATTACAATTCAGAAATCGCCATTATTGAAAAGGCTATCCAAATAGCTACAGAAGAGAACCTTTGCAGAGCAGAGCAAGCGATAAGTGCAAATCCTGAACGCAAAGAAGCTATTTTAAGAGCTGTAGAAACGTGTGAGGGACTCTATAACATGGTGGACGGATTAAAAAAGTTCTATTTTTACCCACACGATGTAACTAAATACAAAAAACGACTTGAAAAAGCACTTACTTTGCAAAGTAAGGTAAAATAAAACCATAACTTAACAAAATTAGATGCTTTTTATTTGCTTCTTATCCTATAAAGATTTACCTTTGCAATAAGGACAAATGTAAAAATAAAAATATGGTAATGACTATTTTAAAACAAATGTGGAATTTTATTTCAAATGGAATACACGTTTTTCAACTTTCCGTAAAAGGTCAGTACAGCCAAGAATCGGAGGAGATAAAAAAGATAAGAAAGGAAGTCCTCGATAATTCTAGTAATCGCCATACAGATAAAGAAAATCTTATTGAAGATAGGAAGAAAATAGCATCAGATATGCACAAAGCAATTAATAAAACCGTTTTAACACATGGGTAAACAATCAATAAGCAGAACGGAAACAGAAATAGTCCAAGGCGAAACAATAGGCAAGCAACTCAATCAAATAGTAACAGTTGATGATAATGCTTTGCCAAGCCCACAGGATTTAGAAGCATATAAAAGAATTGACCCTAATATAATAACTTGCATTATAGATGCAACTATAAAAGAGCAGGAACATCGCCATTATATGGAAACATCAAAAATGGAGTTGTTAAAATCAAACGAACGTAAGGCGTCAAGATTAAATTTATGGGGTATGCTGTTTGCGTTTTTATCTCTATTATCAATTATTGCTTTTTCATGGAAAGCTCTTAGTCTGAATAGGCCTTGGTTTGCTGGCGTGTTTGGAGGTATATCTACAATTGCGATTATATCAGTTTTTTTAGATGCTGGCAAGGAAGTAAAGAAATAAAAGTGTATAGTTATAATAGCCCTCTATCCTCACCGATAGGGGGTTATTTATTATACAAAAACACCCCCAGCAACTAAATGCTAGGGGTTGAAAATTTAAGAATCATGCTACAAGTTTAACGAGCTGCAGCTTCTCGAATTAGCTTCTCTATTGCATCTGTCATTGTGATTTGCTCTTTATTTGCATAATCAACAAGCATCTGCTTTACATCGTCACGCATGCGAATTTGAACGGCTTTTTTATTGAGTGGCTTGCGACCCGCTCCCTCTCTTGCGCCACCTCTTAATATCTCTTCTTTCATCTTTTTACCCTTTCTTTTTTAATCTTGTAAAACATCTGAATGGTTATTTATTAGCCATTCGGTTAACTCCTTCATTGCAGTTGCTAACCTCGTAGGCGTGCCTCTATGAAAATTTAAATCCTCTAACATCGTTGCTTTTTGTGTGTCATTGAATTTTCCTTTTTCAAATTTAACGACAATCCCCGCTATTGTGTCTGTTGCAACAAACCAATTTTCACGCTCCTTTGATTTTTGTAATAAATATCGTTCCATGTTGTTGTCTTTTAAAGGTAGGGGGATTTTCACCCCCCTAATCTGTTATTTTATTCTACAACTCTAGGTAGCATTAGAGCAACCTTATAAAGAGTATTCGTGTCGCTCTCATAATAGCAAACGTCTTCTTTGTTCAAAACCTCCGAGTAAACGCTATTTGCACAGTCAAGAGCTATAAATTGGTCATCTGTAAGGTTTTCAATTCTCGCTTTCACTTCGTTTCTTTCCTTTAAGAATTCTGCTATTTCCTCTTCGCTTGCCTCATCTTCTTTCATCCAAGCCAAAGTTTCATCAATATCGCACTCTTGAAATTTTTCAGCATCACCTTTAAAGAATAGTGTGTAATTATTATCTGCTTCGTATAAGCATAAAATATTAAAAGCTTGGTCAACGCCTCCGCAATCGTATTCAAAATTACCATTTCCTTTTTGCTTGATGCTTACAATTCTTAGGTCGTTTTCCTCTGCTATCTTTTCAGCTTGTGCAAAGTTTTCAAAACCTGTAATTGCCTCATCAAAGTTACCAACTTTTACTAATTCTAAATCGTTAGCTTTTGCAATATTTTTTAATTCTGTTGTTGTCATAGTTGTATCTTTTTATTGGGTTAATATTTTAGTTGTAAAGGGGTGGGTGAAATTTCCACCCCTTTTGTTTTTGATTAGTATTCTAAAGTTTTAAAAACGATTCCTATTTCGTGAGTTGTTCCGTCAAATTCATAATCTACACTCTCTTTGTCGTAAACTGCGTAAGGTTCATCGCATCCATCACATGTAACTGAAAACTTATCTTCGCTTACTTCGTCAACGTGCATTCCATTGCAAAACTCTCCGTTAAGTGCTTTTGTGTAAAGCTTGAATGCAGCGAATGCTTTGCCGACGTTCTTGCCGTTTTCAAATTCTGCAACTTCGATGAAAGTTTCATCATCTTTGAACTCTCTTGCAAGTTCTTCAATTTCTTGAAAGTTTTTGAAACCTGTAAGAATTGAAGTTCCATTTCTTAACTCGTTTACTCTGTTTGCATTGAAATTGTTTTCTACAAATTCGTTGAATTTAATTGTTGTCATGATTCTTAAATTTTAATTGTTTGACTTATTGTTTAAATTTTACATTGCAAAGATAGTGACTTTATTTGAAAGCTGCAAACATTTTTTCAAATAATTTTTCAAACAATGCTATTTTAACCAAGTTTTAACATTTCAACCCTCTAAAAGGTAGAAAAACGGCAGAATTTTCGCAAACTCCACCGATTAAAAAACTTTATTATTCTAATAAATTTTAGGCATTACAAATATAATAAGAATTTGATAAACGAGTACAAAGATAATACAAATAAATTGCTCTATATACATTATTATATATATACAATAAATATATATAGTTAGATATTACTCTTTATTGGAAGTAATATATTAAATTTGCAATGTATCATTTTAACTTTATTATTTTAGTTTTAGCCGTATGTACGTAAAAAGAAGCATAAGATTTATTCTGCACAAAAGAACGCTAGTTGAAGCTACTGCTTTTGCTATTCGTATGCGTGTTACTATCAAAGGTCAAAAGCCTTTGGATTTCCCACTTGATAAAAAAATATTTGAGGAACATTGGGATGCAAAAAGAGAATGCGCTACCAATAAAGCTAAAGATGCAAACGAAATTAATAGCCTCATCGAGGAATACAAAGCAAGAATTAATGAAGTATTTGCACGCTATGAGTTGATAGAAAAGAAGACGCCAACACCTCAAGATGTAAAAGAGCTTTTTAACCATTTTGTTGGTAAAGCTTCAATTTTTGATGTGCATGCAATCACTATTGAAGATGCTTTTTCTGAATATATAGCAGTGGTAGGTGAAAAGAATAGCTGGACAGATTCGTCATATAAGAAAAACGCCACAATAAAAAAGCACTTAATATCAGCTGTAGGAAATATCACTTTTGGGCAAATCACAACTGAAAAGCTCCAACTATTCATAAATTATCTACTTGGCACAGGATTAAGAAACACCACAGCGTTAAAAGATTATCAATTTGTACGTTGGTTTTTGCGATGGGCAAGGAATAAAGGCTACTATCACGGCAATGCAGATAATGAATTTAAGCCAAAACTAAAAGGCACAGATGGAAACCAAAAAGAGATTTTATACCTAAGCCTTGACGAGCTTAAGCAGCTTCGTGAGTTTGAAGTGCCTAAAGATTTAACGCATCTTCAACATGTAAAAGATGTTTTTCTCTTCTGCTGTTATACCTCTTTACGCTATTCAGATGCAAAAGCATTAAAGCGTTCAGATGTCTATAATAACAATATTCATGTTGTTACGCAAAAAACCACTGACGCCTTAGTAATCGAGCTAAACACTCACGCTAGAGAGATATTGAAAAGATATGAAGACAACAGCTCTATGAATAAACCTGCTTTACCTGTAATTTCTAATCAGAAGTATAACAAATACTTAAAAGAACTTGGTAAACTTGCAGGCTTAAATTCTCCTACAAGAGTTGTGTATTATAAAGGCAATGAGCGTTTTGATGAGTACTATCCAAAATATGAGCTTTTGACTACTCACTGTGCAAGAAGAACCTTTGTAGTTACAGCGTTGCAATTAGGAATACCTGTGGAAGTAATTATTAGATGGACGGGACACTCTGACTATGAAGCGATGAAACCTTATGTTGCAATTGTGGACGAGTTAAAGAGAAAAGAAATGAACAAGTTTGATTTGATTTAAAAAAATGACACGTACACGATTTTGTACACGATTTTTAGGTTATCTTTGTATATCATAAAATATCAAAATCTCGTCAAACCCTTTATTTATCGCACTTTTGAGAGTCTGTAATATCTATAGATATATAGGTGAATAGAGCCACCAGCTCCACAATCGATACAAAACTCTTGCAAACTCCATTGCTTTTACATTCTAAAAGCAATGGAGTTTTATCGTAATAGCAATGCTTTTGCCATACAATTTGTATGCTTTTGAAAACTAATATAAAACAACTCGTACACGATTTTGAACACGAAAATTGATGAAAATAAGACACTTTTTGCAGTGCTTATATCGTAAAATATAAAATTATATCGTTTTATTTTAAGGTGATATTGCGTAACATAAAAACCCAAAAGACACCCCTTAATAAAAGGGGTGTTGCTATCCAAAGGATAAAGTAGCGGTGTTAAAGTTAAATCTCAACAATGTTGACAATCCTTTGTTTCATATTTTTTGAGCACAGTTTTTATTCGTCCTGCAATATCTAATAAAGCATTTCTTAAATTCTCAACCTATTCCTCTGTGAATTCCTCATTATCTTTTGTAAACTTAGAACTTAAACCACGTATAAGGTTTATCTAAATAACTCTCTGCAAATTTAAATCATAGAGTATTAGAAGGAAAAGTTTGTAATTCAAGACAATAGTCCAAATCTATTATCATGATAGAAATATTCTTAAAAATTGAACTTTAATAATATTTTCTTTTTGCAGAAGAATTTAGCATCTTATTCTTGTTCTGTAAAATTTCTCTCTAATTCATTGTCATAAAGAATGCTCCTAAAAATACTTTTGGGGAGTATTTTCTCTGAATACTCGCCTCAAATTCATTCAAATAAGAGTTTTTAGTAACTATTACTAATTGAAACCCAAAGTAATCTCCTTTGTGCTATACGTATCTGTAGTGCTGAGAAATAAAGGCTTATAGAACTTTCAAACAGTTTTTAGCATACAGCAATATTAGCATATATATTGTTGTAATTTCACAAAAAAGGTGCAGAACTCATCTAAGATATAAAATAATTCTGTAACTTTGTCCTCAGTGACAATAGTATTTTTGTTTGTAATTCTTTGTATTTCATTACCTTAAGATCACAACAAATTTACTAGCATTTATAAATTGCCTAACTTATATTATTTAATTACATAGTAACTATTCTCTTTTGTAACAATGAAAAATAAGCTTTTTCTCCCAATTCTATTGCTTTCTAGCATTTGTTTGCACGCTCAATCCCCAAAAAGAACAACGAGTTTTAAAGATATTCAAATCACAAATAAAGTACAACACAACACAAATTTTAAAACATCTCCTATTCAATCTGAAGCCCGTTCTACTACTTCCCTTGAGCAAATGATCAAAGATTTCTTTACCTCACAATTGGATAAAGAAATGATTGAAATACCCGAGAAAGAACTTTATAATAAAAAAATCAATACTTCTTCAATTACTCAAGAGCAGGATAAAATTTGGAAATTGTGGGTAGAAGTTAATAAAAAAAGTCTTGAACAGAGTGAATTTAGCAAAGTTCTACAAGGACAACATGAATTAATTTGGGACTTACCACAACAACAAAAAATGAAAGCAACAATGCTAACCAGAGGTACAACTCCTGAAGGTGGTTTCCCTCTTTTTATTTCTTTGCATGGTGGTGGTAAGGACTTTGTAAATAACCCCTGGGATTCTCAATCCAATACCATTGCTTATAATTCCAACATAAGTCTTGCAACTCATGAAAGAGAATGGTTTACTTTGTTTTTTATTCCACGTATGGCAGACGATAGAATTGGTCGTTGGTATTTGCAACCACAGCGTGCATTGATCAGAAAAGTATGCAGGTTAGCTGCAGTTTCTGGCTTTGTAAACCCTAAAAAGATTTATATTTTTGGCTATTCAGAAGGCGGCTATGGTTCACATAGACTGGCATTATTCATGCCCGACTATTTTGCAGGGGCTTCTCCTATCGCAGCTTGTGAGCCTTTGAAAGCACCCGAAAACCTTAGAAATATACCATTTTCTATATATATGGGCGAAGAAGATAATGGCTTTGAACGTGCTTCATATGCTCGTTTATGGAAGGATAAGTTAGCAGAACTACAAAAACAGGCACAAAATGACTACATTCACAAAGTAAATATGATTCCAGGAATAGGCCATCATATCAGTCCTTACACTCATACAACCTGGCTCTTACAACACGAGAAGCATACTTATCCTAATAATATCACCTACTTATATTATAATATAACATCTGATTATGATGAAGAAGCATATTCTAACGGAGTATATTATCTTGATTTCCGTGAGTTAAAACATCAACCCAATGCAGAAGTTTTATTTAAGGTTGAACATAATGGCAATATATTTAATATTACAACAGATGATATAAATAACACTAAGGTACAAGGTTCCTTGGGCTTATTCATCAATGATGTAGACTTTAGCAAGCCAATAGAAGTATATAAAGAGGGTAAATTAGTTTTTAGACAACTTGTTCAACCCAACATCGGTGCCATGGCAGATGCGCTTAGTTTGTGGTGCGATCCATTACGAATCTTCCCGGCAAAGATCACAATTCCGATGAATGCCCATCACTTCTCTACTGGTATAACTACTCAAGTTGCAAGCGATACATACGAAATAGCTCGTTATAACATTTTAGGAAAAAACATAGATAAACCAGAAAGAGGGATTAATATAGTGAAGATGAGTGATGGAACCACACACAAAGAGCTAATAAAATAATATTTTTAACGTGAAGTTCGATGAATTATATTAATACTATACTTCAAGTATTTCCGGAAGTTTTCTTACTTTTTCAAAGAGTTTTAAAACTATAAAGTATATAAAAACAAATAATTATACAACAAAAAACAACTCTAAACGTTAATAAATAAACATATAGCAATAAAACAAGTGGCATATTATTACTTACTAAATACTACATTATCATTTATAAATACATAGAATTTAAGAAAACAAACATATTCATGAAAAAACTATTTTTCTGCATATTTTTATTAATAAGTGCAACGCAATGCTTATATGCGCAATCTGGAATGAGCGACGATCAAGTGATTCGAATGATTCAAAAAGAGCAAAAAGCAGGCTCATCTCAAGCACAAATCGTTACAAAACTGATGCAAAGCGGTGTAGATATCTCTCAAATTAGAAGATTAAAGGATAAATACGACCGCCAAAAGAATCAAAAAGGACTAGGCAATGTGAATGATGAAACATTGCAACCAAATGATTCTAGAATGCGTAAAAACAAACAAGACACAGCCAATAGCGCATTAAATAAATATTCTAACAATCGCATTCAGCGTAATAGTGCAGACAGAATAGAAATCAATGAGAAAGATTCTGAATTCTTATTGATGCAAAAAGAATTATCATATTTAACCCCCAAAGATTCTATTGAGTGGCTAAAAGAGTTGCTTGAGGAGAAAAGTAAGATGAAGAAAAGGGTCTTCGGACGAGATATTTTCAACAATAAAGAGTTATCATTCGAGCCTAATATGAATATAGCAACACCTCAACGATATGTATTAGGACCAGGAGATAACGTCATAATTGATGTTTATGGGGCTTCACAAAAAACATTTAATGTTGTTGTTTCTCCTGATGGTGAGGTGACAATAGAAGACTTTGGTCCTATAAAAGTGAGCGGACTAACAGTTGAACAGGCAAATGCTAAGGTGCGTTCGCTATTGGGTGCACGTTATAGTAGCTCGAAAACAAAGCTCACTGTGGGTCAAACTAAGACCATGATGGTGAATGTTATGGGTGAAGTTAAAGTGCCTGGAACATATACCCTTTCTGCTTTTGCAACCGTATTTCATGCTCTTTATATGGCAGGAGGTATCAACGACCTCGGTACTTTGCGCAATATTAAGGTATATCGTCAAAACCGTTTGGTTACAGTTGTAGACATATACGATTATATTCTCAATGGAAAACTAACAGGAAACATTCGTCTAATGGATAATGACGTAATTGTTGTCGGTCCTTACGATTGTTTGGTTACCATCTCAGGCAAGGTAAAACGCCCTATGATTTACGAAATGAAGAAGAGCGAAAGCGTTGGCTCTATCATTAAATATGCTGGTGGTTTCACTGGAGATGCTTACACTAAGGCTGTTCGCTTACTACGGAAAGCAGGCAGAGAATATTCTGTTTTCAACATTGGAGAATTCGAAATCAATTCGTTTCACTTAGCTGATGGCGACTCTATCGGCGTTGATTCAATCATTAATCGATATGAAAACATGGTTGAAATCAAAGGTGCTATCTTCCGTCCAGGTATGTATAACATCGGAAAAGACATCAATAGCGTACGCACTTTAATTGAACATGCAGAAGGATTAACCGAAGAAGCATTTACAAATCGTGCTATCATTCATCGTATGAAGAGTGATAGAACGCTCGAAGTTATTGCTGTTGATGTCAAAGGAATAATGGATGGAAGTGTTGCTGACGTGCCTTTGAAGAAAAATGACGTTCTTTTTATTCCCACAAAGAGTGAAATGCAAACCAAAAGAACAATTACTATACATGGCGAAGTGAATTATCCTGGAATGTATGTGTATGCAGATCACGAAACACTTGAAGACTTTATTCTACAAGCAGGAGGCCTAAAAGACAAGGCATCTATCATTAAAGTAGACGTAGCTCGTCGTATATTGAATCCTAAAGCCATAACCAATGATAGCGTAATTGCTAAAACTTACACCTTTGCATTAAAGGAAGGATTCGTTATTGATGGTATTCCTGGATTCGAATTACAGCCCTTTGATGAGGTATATGTACGCAAAAGCCCTGGTTACAGCCATCAACAAAATATCCAAGTAGAAGGAAATGTGATGTTTGCAGGTACTTATACACTATCAAGTAAGAACGAACGACTCAGCGATATCATTAAGAAAGCAGGCGGAGTAACCGACCTTGCTTATGTACCTGGTGCACGTTTAGAGCGCAGAATCACTCCCGATGAGCGATTAAGAATGCAAACTGTAATCAAAATGGCGCAGATGCAAAGTGGCAAAAAAGACTCTCTTGATATGAAAAAGCTTGATTTAGGCGATACATATTATGTGGGTATCGAACTTGATAAGGCTTTAAAAGAACCAGGAGGAGATGCCGATTTGGTGCTAAGAGAATTCGATAGAATCATCGTTCCCGAGTATAATGGAACCGTAAAAATTAGCGGTGACGTGATGTATCCAAACACTGTGGCTTACGAAAAGGGCCGAAAAGCAAGCTGGTATATCAACCAATCAGGTGGATGGGGCAACAGAGCGAAGAAAAGTCACACATATATCGTGTATATGAATGGTACTGTTGCGAAAGTAGGACATAACGCAAAAGTACGCCCGGGATGTGAGATTATAGTGCCAAGTAAACCCGAAAACTCAGGAAAGACATTGACTCAATGGCTCTCTATTGGCACTTCTGTGGCATCAATAGCTACAATGATTGCATCTATGGCAAATATTCTTCGCTAATAAAATTAGAGATATAAATATAAAATATCTACTTATAAAGCAATCCTACGATCTATATCACTTGATAGTAGGATTGCTTTATAACTTCAAGACAATGATTAGAATGCACCAGAACGATGAAATTAAATCATTCAAGAATGTTTTTTCTAAGCAAAAAGCTTTATTCTTGAGACCAAATAGACCACCTTTTACAAGGTAATAACACAGGGAATAGCTGCGGGGAGATATCCACTTTTAATCTTCCATTCATTCAAATACAAGTTATTGGCTCTGTTTCCAAGATTATTTACGAATCCTATTGGTTGATTGTTATAGGTGATCAGCACAATACCTTTAGGTGTTTCAGACGACAGAGTGATGGCTTCTTTTCGTAAGAAAGATATCGCTTGTTGGTAAGAAACTTCTTCATTGTAAAATGCTTGTCGATTGATTTGGATGGAAAAGGCTAGAGAAGGGTGAGGAATAAAGTTCTTTCCCTTTTGCGTACCCAATATAATTCCCGCATGAAGAATGCGCAATTGGTTGGCAACTTGTTCATAAAGAGGAACCAAGATCTGTGGAATAGCCATTACCTTTTCGTTCTTTTCTACGAGTGAATAGCTACTTTGGTTTTGCAACCAGTTGTCGA